GTCGACGGCGGGTGAAAGAACAGCAGTCGAAATGATCGCTGAACGCGGATAATCATACATACCACACGGAATGCGGCCGCTCGACGGCCGTTCGCTTCGCGGGCCGCGTAACTAATTGTGGCGCCGAGCGAACCGTGATCTGTGGCGATGGCTCGTTGGATCGTCGCGCACTTCCAATTCCAACGACGACGTAAATCCCCCTTCCCCGATCGTGTGCGTTACCTGCCTGACAAGCCAGGGGGTAGCGTCGATTTCTGGCTTGAAACCCGACACGGTCACAGGTAGCTCGGGGAAGAGTTCTGCTCTTCCGAGTGCAAGGGTGTACGCAAGAGTCGCTTGAGAGCGCCGTATACGGGCCAACTCCGCTTCGGCCACCTCCCGGGCTTCAGACTCCGTGGCATACGCGTCGGGCAGCACTTTAACGCTGTGGCTGCCCGTCTCTCCAACGACTACAGATTTCCGGGCTGCCTTCACGTTTGAATGCCAGTGAGCGCGTACGGCGGCGTACGATTCGCGTTGAGCAACGTGATATCGATGACGATCACCGCTCGCGCGCGATAAGTGCAGCGCTTCGAGCGGCCTGCCGCTTGCGGTTGAACCCGTGCCGATCGGCATGAAAAGGAGATTCGAATCCTTTACGTTCATCACGGCGTCGTATCGCTTTGCAAGTCGAGTGAGAAATGACATGTCGGACTCATGCGTCTGATCGATGTGAGCGATTGCAACGTTCGCCAGCGCTTCCCCTATGGCCGCTTTGAGCGAATGTCGACCCGCGATGGTGCTGACGATCGAGCCGATCGTCTGCCGGTGCCAGCTTTTCTCTCGACGCTCGCTCATTGCATTCGTCATCGAAGCCGACCGTGCGCGGATGGTAATTGCGTCCGGTGCGCCGCTATGCTCGGCTTCGTCGACAGTGAAGGCGCCCTTATCCACCAACTGTGAGCCGACCCAGCCGATCGACAGTCGAATTACGACGCCGCGTTTCGGTATCGCAAACGTGTTTTGTGAATCGTCCAACACGAGATCGAGCGTATCGGATTCTTCGGCGCGCGATTCGGTCAGCGTGAGACTGACAAGGTGAGGCGCAATGTGACGAGACAAGTCGCGCCCGTCGAGCGTTATCCGGTAGTCCGCCTGCGGCTGCTTGCGGCCTGTGCGATCGGTGCTGCTTGACATTGCACGTTCGTTCACGCGTCAGCCCGTCGCAAAGACGACAGCAGCGTATCGTCGACTCGTTTCAGCGTCAGGCTGAATTCGACCTTGCGTGGAACGCCTTCCCTCGTGTGGTATGTGGCGGTCTCTGTGAGGCCGTCAATGATGAAAGCACCGTAGACGTTGCCGATGCCGTCGACAAGCACGTAGGCGTCTCCGATATCGCCCATCGCCGCCAGCATGTCGATCGACGCTCTCGTACCGATGCCGTTGTCAGGCGCCACCATCCCTTGCAGCGTGATTATGTCGTCACCTGCACCCGTGAACTGGCTGGCATCGCGCGCGCCAACGCGCGAACTGGTGCGGTGCTTCCAGCTTCGTTGTCGCTGCAATTCTCTATACGGGGCGGTCGCGAGCGAGAAAACGAATTGATCGAGCGACATCATCATGCCGGTGTTTCTCCCTGGTTAATCCGTCAAACGTGAGTCGATCCGGGATTGCTTTGCCCGCTCGACCCGTTCCAGCTCGGCCCGCACCATGCGCGCGATTTCAACGGCGTCCGTGCCGGCGGGTGGATAGACATTGACCGTAATGACGGTCGGTGATGCTGGGGCGTTCGCTGAAGCGCGTGCCGCCGCAAGCGGTTGCCGAGTGTCGATGGGTACGCTCGGCCGCACCAGTGGCACGGCAGCCGATTTCGTGAGCTGCGCGCCGGTCGCAATTGCCGGCAAGGCGAAGGCCGATGCAGCTACCGTTGCGAGACCGAGCGCGGCTCGCGCGACGCGGGCCTGTTGCTCTTCTATGCCCACCGCAGCCCCGCGACTGATAAAGCCGCCCAGTTGCCCGAAGACGCGGCTGGGACTGTGAATCCCGAGCTTTGCTTTGAACCAGGCCACGCTCGAGTTCGCGAGATTCGTGATCGCGCCCTTGACCGCGCCGAGGCCCGCCGTGAGCCCCTTGACGAGCCCGCCTACCAGGCTTTCTCCCAAACTCGTGAACTTCGCCGGCAGTTGGGAGCCGAGCGAGGAGAGCGTATTAACCAATGCCTGCCAAAGCGTTGCTAGAGGGAACCACTTGCCCAAGACCGCCGCGATACCGGTGATGCCACCTTGGAATGCGGTTCGTACCGCCTGCCATAGATCATTGAAAAACGCCTTAATCGGTGTCCAGTATCGATAGATCAAGAACGCGGCCGCCGCGATGGCCGCAATCGCAATGCCGATCGGATTTGCCAGCATTGCCTGGCCCGCTAAGATCGCGCCCGCGCTAAATGCTCGCCACGCGCCCGTAGCGAGCGTGAGCACGCGCGCAAGAAGCCCGCCCTGAATGCCCAGCGTAGTTAGGCTGAAGCGGAGTAACGCGAGCGGGCCAATCACTGTCGCGACCATCAATGCGAGGGCGCTCAGTGTCGCGAGAACACCACCGAGCACGAGCGTAACGATGCCCAGCGTGCGCGCGAGGCGCGGGTTTCCCTGCACCCATTGGCTGGCGCGGCCGAGGTAACGCGTCACGCTCTGCGTGAACGCGCGCAAAGCTGGATTCACAGCATCGGAAATCGACACGCCAAGGTCCTCGAATGCCGACCTAGCAGTGAGAAGATCGCCCTTCAGGTTGTCGGCCATGACCGACGCGACGCGCTGCGAGGTGCCACCCGCGTCCCGCAGGATTGCCACATACCTTTCGATGCCCTGTGCGCCCTGCTGTGCGATCAGCTCGGACATGCCGGCCGCGGGCTCTTCGCCGAAGATTTTCTTCAGATAATCGAGGCGCGTGCCGGAGCCGAGCCTTTCCGTTGCCTTCGCCACTTCGCTCAAGATTGACGGGATGTCTCGAACGTTCCCGCGCGCATCGAGGGCGCGCACGCCCAGCTCGTTCAATGCGGCGGATGCGCCGGAGGTAGGCGCTGACAGTCGCAACAGCATCGAGCGCAGCGTGGTGCCCGCCTGAGTTGCTTGAATGCCGGCGTTTCCCAGCAGTCCGGCCGTAGCTGCAGCCTGTTCGAGCGACATTCCCGCGGCGCGTGCCACCGGCCCGACGTACTTCATTGTCCCGCCGAGCATTTCCAGCGTCGTGTTTGACGTGGTGAAGGTCATGGTCAGCACGTCCGCGACCCTATTCATCTCATCGGCCCTCATACCGAAGCCTGTCAGGATGTTGGACGAGATATCGGCCGTGCGCGCGAGATCCGTGTCGCCTGCTTTCGCCATCGAAAGCACGCCCGGCATAGCCTTGAGGATCTGATCGGGCGTGAAGCCGGCCATCGCAAGAAAGCCCTGGCCGCCTGCCGCCTCGCCGGCAGTGAAGCTTGTCGTCGCGCCGAGCGTGCGGGCCTGCTGCCGAAGTGCGGAGAGGTGGGCCGACTCTTTCTCGATCCGCGCCAGCGCTTGCACCCGGGACATGGCGGCATCGAATTCGTAGCCGGAGGATAGCAACCGTTTTGCGCCGTAGAGAATCCCGCCGCCCAAGGCTCCCCCGGCAGCCGACGCAGCGGCAACGTTCCCAGCCGCTTGCTTCGCATTGTTCAACTGCGTGCGGGCTGCCAGCAACCGCTGTTGCTGTCGAGCTGCGCGCGCAAGAGTCTCTTCCTGTTCGCGCAAAGTCCGACTCGTGGCCCGTGCCTGCGCCGAGAGGTTGCGCTGATGCGCGACGAGATGGCGCGTGCTGATCCCCGCAGCCGACAACTGCTCGCGCAGACGGTGAAGGCGAGCGGCTTGCTTCTCGTGCTCGAGAGCCAGTCCAGCGGCTGCTCGCTTTGCGCTCTCGAACTGCCTGACCATGCTGCGTGCCGGTGTACCGGCAGCACGCATTTCGGCCGCGAGTTCCCTGACGCGGCCTTGTGCGGTTCGTACCTGCGAAGCGGTTGACGCGAGTCCGAGACGCATTTCGCGAAAATCGGAAATGTCCTTCTGCTTTTTCGACAGCTCGGTAAGCTCGCGCCGCGTTTGCTTCAGTGAGTTGGCGAGCCCCTTGTTTCCTGCGAGCATGTTTTTCAGCGGCTTCGTGATGTTATCGACCATGTCGAACATCACCCGCAGTTTCAAGGTGTTGTCCATCGCTATTCGCTTTCGCTTCGTTGCCGCGCTCGCTCGCGCCAATCCATTAGTTCAGCCAGGCCGAACTCGTCCATCGTCGACGGTGGCCAGCCAAACACCGTTGCTAGATCGGCCATCGAATCCTCTACGCAGTCGGGCAGTCCAGTCTCGACTTGACGGCCTTCGGCGTCAAAAAACCGACGAAGATGCCCCCGAGCATGACCAAGTCCGCGGGATCGATGTTTGCGACATCGTGCTCGGTAAGCGTCGGCGAACTGATACGCGGCAGGACCTTCGAGAGCGCGGCGACGTCGAGGCTAACGAGATCGGAAAGCGACACGCCGCGCAATTCTCCCGACTTCGGCTTGCGAAGCGTGATCTTCGTGATTGTTTGCGACCCACGCATTAGCGGCGTATCGAGGCAGTGGGAGTTCGGATCCTCCGCAGCCGGGGTGCAGTCTGCAGTATTGGAGTCGGTGGCCAGCGGCGATTGGATGCTTTGTTCGGACATGGGTTACCTCTCGGAAAGGGGCAAGGTTGAGTGTCAGCTAGAGTGCGCTACGGGCTGTAGGCCGTTACAGGCCGAGCGCGTTGCGCAGCGAGGCAAGTAGGTCGTTGCCGTTGATTTTTTCGATCATGTTGATGAAGTCGAGCTCGATCACCTCGTCGCCGTTGATGGCCAGCTTGTAGTAGCTCGCAGCCGTCGTTACTTTGAAAGAGGTGTCTTCCTTGGGCTTGGCCGTGCCGAGATCGATTTCCGAGTGTCGGCCTCTGATCACGATCTCGACTAAGTCGACGGCCGAAGAATCCTCGGCCTGGTAACCACCGGCAAAACGCAGCAATACGCCATCGTGCTTGGTGATGCCGTACTGCTGTAGAACCGACTTCATGATGCCCCCGCATGTCCATTCGAGCTGGATCCCCTCCTGCCCGAAGTCGACCTTAATCGGGCCACCCATGCCGCCCCCCTGGTAATCCTCCATCTTGCGCGTGAGCTTCGGGAGAGTGATTTCAGCAACTTGGCCGACGAAGTTTTCGCCGTTTTGGAACAAGTTGAACCCTTTCAGTTTGCGGGGCATGCCCATGTGCTTTGACTCCTAATCGTGCCGGTGCTTACGCGCTTACACGCGTGGCAAAGTCCGCCAGGTAGCGGTCGGTGATGCGTTGGCGAAGCATCAGGTTTTCGAGCGGCGGGACTGGCGTGTAGTCGTAGTCGAGGTAGGCCTTGCCGGACTTCAAAACGTCGGTGGTGTTGGGCTCCGGATCGAACCACGATGAGCCTCCGATCAGGTAGCCGAGCGACGTCCACTCGCGAAACTTGCCGTTGATGGTTTCGATGATGTCGCGGGGCAACGACGGATTGAGCGGGCCGTCGACGACAGTCATCTGTGCCTCCGCGATCGAATCCGCGATGACGTGGGCGGTGCGCGTGTAGTTCTCGAACGCGAACAGCGGGTCGTCGGAGCAAGTACGCGAGCCCCAAAAGCGGAAGCCGTTGCGATTCACGAGCGTGGTCACATCTTGCTCGTTCAGATAACCGGCGTCCGTTGCGGGGTCTTGCAAATCCCAAGACACATCAGCGCTGATGCCAGTGACACCGTTGACGGCGATGTTCGAAAGCGTGCGATGCCAGCCTGTATCGTTATCGATCTTCGCGCGCAAGCCTGCGGCATAGGCCGTAGCCGGTACGGCAACGGTCGCATTGCTGGTTTCGTCCCACGCAAGGAAGTCCGGCCAGATCACCATGATTTCGCGCTGACCGAATTGCCGGCGGTAGACGGTTGCTTCTTCTTTTGTCTTGCACCCGTGAGCGGAAACGTAGGCGAAAGCGCGTAGGGACTGCGCGATAGTGCCGAAGGCTGCGGCAACTGGCTGGGTGTCAAGGCCGGGCGCGGCCAGGATGCGCGGCCTGACGCCGAAGCGCGACTGCGCTCGCAGCAGCGCCTTCATTCCCGTGTACTTGCCTTCGGTCGTGACGGTTCCGATCACGTTCGATGTCGTCTCGTCCGTGTCTTTTCCCTCTGCCACGCGTACGACGATCGTTACGGGCTTTGTCTGACGGCCGATCGCATCAAGCGTGCGGTAAAGCGTGCCATCCTTGCCAGCCTTGCCAAGCGCTGCGACAACGTTGGTCAACAGAACGGGTGTGTCGAGCGGGAAGGTCGTAGCATTGGCATCATCGGCCGTGCAAACGAGGCCGATCACGGCTGTCGAGATGGTGCGAATCGGACGCGTGCCCTGGTTAATTTCGAGGACACGTACGCCGTGGTGGTAGTCCTGCGGCATGATTCTCAGCTCCTGTGTTAAGTCGGATCGGGAAACGGAAGGCGCCTTCTCATGCTGGGTCGGCGCCGAGTCCGGGGGCTTCTTTCTCTTGTTCAATCCGCTCATTCGCCTCATCGGCGCTTACCTCGCTCGCTGGAATAGGGATGTACGGCCCCGGCGTCGGCGGCCAATCGACCGCATCGGGAAATGAGTCCTCCTCGATGGCGGAGACGAGCGCCATTTGATAAGCCGACCACGCCTTGAAGGTGTAGACCTGTTCCTCGTCGAGCAAGCCGACGGCGTATGCGTCAGCCTTGCCGGCCGTGTGTCGGCGAGCCTGTGCCATCAGGCGCGAGAATTCGGCCATGGCGGCGTCGTGCTTTTCGCGCTCGATTAGCTCACGCGGCACGGCCCACGCCCCATCGATCCATGAGTGACGAGGCGAGGGACGCGGCTCAGTGGTCAGACCGAGGTCGCAAGGCATGCGGCCCGCAGTGGCGATTTCGACGGGCTCACCCGTGTCCATGCGAAAACAAAGCCGGCCGCGAAAGTCGGGGAGCAGGGTCCACGCGCCGTTGCGATAGAAGGGCCAGGTCGTCGGCGTGCGTGGCGGTGGCGTGTCCTCTGTGGCGAAAGCGGGAATCAGCCAGCGATCGTCGTTGCGCGGGTCGGCGTCGGGTTGACCGCTACGCAGGTACTCGCCGGTCGCTGGGTTGTAGTGATGAATCAG